GGGGATTAGAAAAGGGGCCCGCCCGCCCTCATCGCGAGGCGGCGGGTACTCTCCCGTTCACGTTGTCTACTCTACGACCTCACTCTCGATGACTTCAACCTCAGCGGGGCCTACTTCAATGAGACCCTGCTCACGTTTCCTCCTCTCAACCTCTGCCACCAGCTGCTCGATGCGGGCCGTGGTGGCCGATGCGGTCATGTCTGCTAGGTTCGAGGAGATCTCGACCTGGACCTTGGCGGAGTCTGCCCCGGCACCTGCGGCCTCCCGCTCGATGCGGGCCGCCACGTCCATCATCTGGACGATGCCGTTGACGCTCATCCGGGCGATGCGGTCCTCATCGAGGGAGTTGAGCCACATCTCCGCCTTCTCCAGCGCCTTGCGCCCGAGTGCCCGGTGGCGCTTCCCCATCGCGATGCGGTAGCGGACGAGCTCATTCGCTTCCTTATCTGCCAGGTGCCGGTCCCAGGCCTCGACCCGCTCCCTCCACGACCAGCGGGGGGAGTAGTTCTGCCCGTTCGGGCACGCGGAGACCTTGCGGTTCTCCATGTCCCGGTACTGCTTGAACGACGCGTAGGCCGTGTCGCTCTCGCCCTCCTGCTGATTCCAGATGTTCCGGGTGTAGTCGAGTGGGGCGGGCTTCCTCTTGGCGGGGCTCTTCGAGGTGGTCATGCCCCGCCCCCCGGGAGCAGGTCCTCCCAGGTCCGCCTGGGACTGAGGGCCTCGGTCACAAGCGCCCGGGCCAGGTCCTGGCTGAACTCCTCAGCGAAGTCCTCCCCCCAGCCCTGCTCGTCCCTCATCGAGTTTCGGACATTGGCGCAGGCTCCTGTGATGGTGAGGACACCCTCACTCAGGTCCAGCATCCGGGCCGCGGCGGTAATGGCGTCGAAGGGCTCACCCCCGTCCGGGGGGATGTGCCTGTCATTTGCTGAAAGCATCGAGGGCCTCCCTCCGGGCGCGCTGGTCAGCCATAATCCTGTAGATGCGGGCCACGACCTTGGCGTGCCAGCAGGTAGCCGCCCGGCGCCTCTCCCCGTGCTTGCAGGTGCACCGGAAGATCGGCTCACCCCGGTCGTTCTTGAGTGTGACGAAGACGTGGCGGGCGCTGCCCCGCGGACCCGTGGCCCCGTCCCCATAGGACCGGACTCGCCACACTCGAGCGTTGTCCTGCTGCTGGATCGCGTCCCCGGCCGACCAGACCTCCCGGGCCTTGGCGAGCTGGGCCGCACTCATCTTCTCCTCGCGGAGGCTCTTTACGAGCAGGTAGTCGTCATCGAGAAGTCTGGCCTTCGCCATCAGTCTCCTCCTCCTCCTCCAGAATCTCTCCGGCCTCGCCGGTACGTGGGTACATGCTTGCAAGTGTTGAGCCCGTCAGGGCCTCCCGTACCGCCCAGACAGCCTCGTCCTCGTCGAGGACGGTGCAGGCCGCGCCACCGGCGGCGCGGATACGTCGAATCTGGCGGACCTGCTCGACCGAGGTTCGGGCGTAGGCGTGATCCTCGCTCTCGCTGGGCTTGCGGTGCTTGACCTCGAGGAAGATAAGGCGTCCCTCGACGCAGCACAGCACGTCTGGGATTCCGGTCTCCATGTAGATCGAGCCATGCATCTTCCAGGTGACCGACGTGGGCCACACCTCGGCGATGCGCTTGCGGATGGCCTCAACCACTCCACTCTCGTTGCTCGCCATGTCTTGTCCTTTCTAGTAGGCCGCCCGCCCCATTGCGGAGCGGGCGGCCGTTCATTCACGTGTCAGTCGGTCACAGGTCGAGGTCGTCGATGTCGAGGGCGTCCACGTCGAAGGTGTCCGTCTCGACAGCCTCGGCGGGCGCGATGTCCTCGGGCGCGTCGTCCTCGTCCGGCAGGTCAGCGGCCTCAGCCTTGGCGGCGGGCTTGGTGGCTCGCAGGTACTCGCGCACCTCGCTCTTGACGCGGCCGTTGAAGGGCTCGCCGTCCTCGACGAGGATGTCGACCGGGCGGCCGATCAGGCTCTTCGGGTTGAGGGCGATGCGCTTCTTGGCGATCTTGACACCGAGGGCCTGGAGGAACGCGGCCGAGCGGAACATGGCCTTCTCCGTCTGAGGGAGGCGGTCAATGATCTGCTTGCCGGTGTAGGGGCCGTCGATGATCTCGAGGTAGACGACGAACATCGCGTTGCCGGCCTTGGACTCGGTCTCCTCGAAGTCGTTGACTTTGGCGCGGTAGGTGCCGGCCGGGACCTGGGCGGAGCCGGTCTCGCGGTAGTTGGTGAAGTCGAAGGTGAAAGCCATGGTGATCTCCTAGATAGTCGCTGGGTAAGTAGATGGATGATGGATGGTGGATCAGTTGTCAGATGCGGCAGGCTGCTTGGCGGCCTGACGAGGCGGGACTCCGCCGATTCCGAGGAATCGCGAGAGCTTCTCGAGGGTGACGGGCTTGTCGCGGCCCATGACCGATGGGACCTTGCCCCTGAGGTTATACGGGATACGGGCCTTGGTGCCGTACTCGGGGTCAGTGCCAAATCTCACGATGTGCTTCGTGGTCGGCCCCTCGTCGTTTCCTGAGCTGTCGAGGTCCTCCTCTGTCTCGGCGTACACGATGTAGTTGGGGGTGGCGCGGATGATTGACTGGGCGCCGCGCTGGACGTCTGGCGAGCGCCGGACACCTCCGTTGATCTCGTCATCGACCATCTTGACCTGCGCGGTCATGACCACGTGCATGGGCTCCTTGCGGTTGCCGTCCGCGAGGCCGTACCAGAAGACAGCCGTGTCGGTCATGACGTCGAGGGCCTGGCCCCAGGTGCGCTGATCGGCGGGGGCGGTGCCCTGCTTGATCTCGCGGACGGCGGTCTCACTGGCCCCGGTCAGGTAGCGCATGGTCATCTTCTGCAGGGCAGTAAGGGAGTCGAGGACGACTGCCTTGTACCCGTGCCCACCCTTGTCCAGGGCCCAGAACACGTCGTCAAGCTCAGTCACGCTCTCGGGACGGACCACGTCGATGTTCTTGGCGTAGGGGGCGTTCTTGAAGGACTGGGTGCCTTTCTCGCCCGGCAGGTCGATGAACAGTGTCTTGCCCATCGTAGCGATGGTCGAGGCGAGCGAGGACTTTCCGCCGCCTGTCGGGCCGAGGATTAGCCAGCGGCCATAGTCGGCCGCCTCCTCGTTGACATCAACGATGTTGATGCCTGCGAAGCTTGTCATCTGAATTTCCTTTCCGCTGGGGTTCGGATGGCTTTACTGTATGCGTATGTCGGCATGCATTGCAAGTCCCAAGTCTCACCTTCCACTGTGATCTGGGTCTCGATACCGGAGCCCGTACTCCTCGACCGCGTACTCGCCCTCGGGGCCTCCGACCATCTGAGCACGGCACAGGTCCGCGAACTCGCAGAACTGGCAGGCGGCCTTCCCAAAGTTGCGGGCAGCCTCCCCACGACTCTCAGCCCGCTTCCGGGTGAGCGAGATGTCGACGCACGTGTCGGCAGCGGCCTGGAGGTGGGAGCGCACCAGGTAAGGGCTCACCGGGGTCAGGTGGCGAGAGAACCACTGGGAGACAACCTGAGGCGACCCGAGTCGCTCGATCTCCGCCTCCTCGGCTGTGTATACGCCAGCGGCAGAGCCGTCCTTCTTCATGCCCTCGAAGGGGACACCCTTGTCACCGACCCAATCGAGGTAGGTGGCCAGGTCGTAGTCCTTGACGGAGGACGACAGCTTGCCCGCCTTCGTGAGCTTCGGGGTCTTGGGGGCCTTGGACCTCACGCGATCGAAGGCGACGGCGCGGGGTCGGGGAACCTCCCACTCGTCGCACAGGGGACCGAGGCCCCACACATAGAGCTGGACCTGGCTGTCCATCATCTCGTCCAGGCTGGTCACCTGACCGAGGGTGCCGGACGTCTTGCAGTCACGCACCACGACGATGCCGCGCCTGCGGTCCAGGTAGACCTCGTCCGCGTAGCCCCACAGCATGACGTTGGTGCCAGGGATCGGGCGCTCCCACCGCTGCTCGATGGCCAGGACGGCCTCGTTCTCAGAGTCCTGGGCCCACCTCTCGCGCCACTCGTGGTACGCGTGAGCCAGCCGCTCCCACAGCGGCTGGCCGAGCCAGTCGAGCCACACCTCGCGCGCATCCTCACCCAGGCGCTCCCAGTACCCGGCGGCGGCCTCAAGGATGGCCTCGGGAGAGGCGTCGGCCGGGAAGCTAGGGCCGGTGTCTGTGGTGTGGATCTCCTCTGGAGCCGACTTCAGGGTGCCTTCCTCCCGCCCCTTGGCGAGCCGATCGGCGGCCCGCACGGCGTGGAACCAGGACCCGAAGTCCAGGGCGGGGGAGATCTCGGCGCGCCGCCGGCGCAGGCCATCGATGTACCGGTACTTCCACGCCTGAGGGCACCGGCGGTGCAGGGTGAGCGAGGAGTAGGTGGCCCTCTCCTCGTCGATGACGTCCTGAGGCTGGGTACTCATAGTCATCACCTTTCGTTATAGATGTGATTCATAAGGGCCTTCTCCAGGTCCGTGCGGTCCTGGTAGGCCTGATAGACGACCTCGTCGATCGTGCCCGGGGCTAGGGCGTACCAGAACGTGGTGGAGCCTCGCTGCCCTAGGCGGTTCAGGCGGTCACGGGCCTGGACGATGTCATCTCGCTGCCATGGCAGCGACGCGAAGATCGCGTGCTGGGCGGTCACCAGCTCGTTCACCGCGACAGACAGGGTCCGGATCTGGGCGACGATGACGAGGCGCTCGTCAGAGTCTGACCCGAACCGCTGCCGCAGCGCAAGCCGTTCCTCCGGCTTGGTGTCACCTGTGATGGTTAGCACAGTCGTCCCCGGCTTGGAGATCTCCTCCGCGATCGCCGCCAGCTCGGCTCGGAACGAGCCGAAGACGACGATGCGCTTCTCGTCCGGAAGAGTGTCGTGGACGATGGAGGCGATGGTCCTGGCCTTCGACCTGCCGATCTCCCGCATCTCGCCCGAGTCATCCGGCAGGAAGCCGGCGGTGATCTGGCGGAGGCGGATCGCTCGGGTCAGGCGGCTGAACGCCGTGGACTCGCCGGTCACCTTCTCGCCGCTCTCTCGCGTGTCCTCCTCCTCGCGGAACGTCACCTGCAGCTGCGACCGCATCTCCTCGTAGGCCTTGAGCTCCTTCGAGGACAGGTTCACCGGCACGATGGTGTCGGTCGCCTCCGGCAGGTCGAGGCACTCGCTCTTGATGGCGACGGCCGCCCTCTCGCCCATGATCTCCTCTAGGCGGTCCAGGTTCTTGAACCCGGTCACCTCCCGGCCCATGTAGCCGCCCATGACCGCGTAGTCCTCCTTGAAGGCCTGGAACGTGGCCCGCTTGCGGGTCCCGTCTGCCTGGACGCGCCCGAAGGCGTACGGGTCGATGAAGCGCCACTGGGCGTACACATCGAGCGGGCTGTGAGGAATGACTGTCCCGGTCAGGCCGATGCGGCGCTTGACCTTGGCCCCGATCCGGGCTGCCAGCCTGGACGAGTTGGAGGAGATCGACTTGATCTTGTGCATCTCGTCGATCACGACCAGATCCGGGTCGAAGTCCTTGACGGCGTCCAGTAGGACATCGGCGAAGGTCCTGCTCCCGACCGCCCGCCTCTGGGCGAGCATGTCGATGTTGATGGCCTCGATCACGAGGCGGGGAGCGCTGTCCCCCAGGACGTCGGGACCCAGCTCCTCAGCCTCTTCCCGGGGGACCTCCTCACCATCGCGGCGGGCCGCGATGGCCCAGGACTTGTTGGTGTGGGCGGCCCTGACGGCCTCAGACCCTCTCGCGTTGGCAGTGAGCTTCGAGGGTCGCTGCCCCCCGCGGGAGCGAAGGGCCTCGACGCGCTGGGGGCCCGAGCCTCCGAGGGCCTCCGCCCACACGTTGACCTGCGGGCTGACCCACTTCGGGGCCTGAAGGGCCCACTGGTCGACCGCCGCTAGGGGGCCGGTCACGAGGACTCGGGCCTCGCCGCGCTCGCTAGCTAGGGCGAGGAGCGAGCAGTAGTCGAGGGTGACCGCGGTCTTGCCGGTGCCGGGCTCCATGAGGAGGGCGCCCACGCCCTTGCAGTCGATCAGCTTCTTGAGGCCTGCTTTCTGGTGGGCGAAGCGGGGAGGGCCCCCGAACTCGAACTTAGCCATGGCGAGCCTCCATTCTGGTCAGCAGGTCAGCCACGTCCACGGGACTCCAGTCCAGGACGAGGTCCCGTTCGGGGCGCAGAATCCACGACGCCACCCCCGGCTGGTACTCCCGATCAACTGGGGCGTAGTAGCTGTCCCCGTCCTCATCGAGCCGGAGGGAAAAGATTCCGTACACCGACTCGTCCGGGTCGTCCCCGACTCCCCGGCAGCGCGCCTCAGCTACGTAGATCAGGTCCCCGACTGGCCAGGGAGTGTCTAGCAGGACGCCTTCCAGGAACTGGAGACCGGTCCCCTCATCCGCATAGATGACGAGGTCTCGTGGGGACGCTCGTAGGACCGAGGCCTGAGGGTGGAGCGGGTCCGAGGGTCCGGCGATCTCCAGCTCCACCCCCTCAGCGGGATCCGACCCCAGGACCCGCCACCATGCGGAGTCGTGCAGTACGTAACCAACGTAGGAGGCTAGGTCCTCCACGCGCTCGAGGCGGATGCGGTTGCTGAGGCCCTGGAGAAGCTCAGCGTCGTTCTCGTAGGGGTAGGGGATCCTGCTCATGGGAGAACTCCATCCTCGGTAGCCCCGGCATCCGCTCCGAACAGGGCGTACAGGGTCTCCGTGTCGACCTCGTACCAGGAGATGATCTCGTCGATCCCCTCCAGGATCTTGTCCCCGAGGTCTGGGTCCTGCCCAAGCTGCGTGCCTGCTCGGCAGTAGTCGCGGGAGTGGCTGGTCGGGTCATAGGTCAGGAGGTAGACGCCGGGCTCGAAGGTCTCCATACCTGCGACGTCTGCCCGGTCGACGTAGATGACGTCAGCGGTGGGCCAGTGGTGGGTCGGCTCGTTGCTCATTGGTAATCCTTATGGGTGTGGTAGATGGGTCGTATTGCTGGGGTCAGTTCTCGTAGTGGGCAGCGGCCGCGTGCTCGGCGCGCTGCCGGATGTAGTCGGACCGCCGGTCCTCGGGGATGGCTTGAAGGTTCCCGCGGACCTCCAGCACTGCGGTGATGTATCGCTCGTACTCCTGCACGAGGTCCTCGCGGGTCATCTCGTGGTCGGTCCTGGGGGTCGGAACGAAGGGGATCGGTAGCTTGCGCTGGATGTCGCTGTCCTGAATGTCGCCACCGCTGGCGGCGATCCTGCGGCGGATCTCCTCTGCGCTGACGATGCCGGGGCGTCCCCTCACATCTTCCCCTTCCGGACCCTGTAGGAGACGCTTACGAGGACTGCGGTGATTGCGATGACGGCCATCAGTGGTCCTCCCCGCCCTCGAGGCCTACGCTCACGAAGCGCCCCTCGTAGATCGAGAAGGTCGGGACCTGCTTCTCCAAGGCCCCGGCTCGCCGGGCCCGGGCGGCGCTCAGGGCCGCCTTGAGGACCTCGTACCCCGCCCACGAGAGGCTGACAGCCGTCAGCGCCCCCGCGGTTCCGAAGGCGGCCTGAGCGGTCACGGATCCTACGATGATGGAGATGGCCCAGACCGTGTGTCTAAGCGCGCGGTTGGCGTGATAGGCGGTTGCTGTTGACAGTCGGTATCTCATAGGTATTCCTTACAGGTAGTCGTCTTCGTTCTCGCAGCCGCAGTTGCAGAAGTCCTCGGGGCGCTCGCACGAGGGGCAGTAGCGCTCGCCGGTCCACGGGTCCTCCATGACTCCGGTCAGCTGCTGCTCGCGCATGGCTCGCATAAGTCCCCGATCGTCCGGCACGTACTGCTCGGCCATCACTGCCAGCATGTGGCGACGATAACGTTTCTTCGGTGTCCCTACCATTTTCGGCTCCGTTCTGCGGCTTGCCGGTCCTTCCGGCTGATGACTTAACCCTAGACAGATCCGGGGGCTTATGCAATAGAAAATAGAAATCTCCCCAGTGACTCACGTCACTGGGGAGATCCCGTCATTGGGGCTATTTCCCGTCGTGCGTTGCTTGCAACGCAAGAACATCGTAGCGGTCCCCGTTGAGGGTTACTCTGGCCTCGACCTGCGCAGTCCCCCAACCACGAGCTCTCAGCATATTGATCGTGTCAAGGGAGTCCGCGAAGCGCCTCAAGCCGAAGGAGGCGACGATGATCCGACGCACGTCGTCCTGCCTCAGAAGCGTCTCGATCGCCTTCCACGATTCCAGGTTCCTGACCCGGTACTCGACCCCGAAGATGGGGCACTCAGGCGTCCCGTCCTCCACGGCCCGCTCGTACGCCTCCCACGGAGTGAGAAGCGGCAGCTTTGAGTAGTCTCGCATCTATAGGTCCTCTCTATGTCTACTCGTCAGCAACAGCGACGAGGGTGTAGGTGACGGAGCCACGGCTCCCGGCCTTCTGAAGCCATCCTCGGTTCGACAGCCGATCCAGGGCGTTGCGGGCCCGGTCCCGGCTGAGGGTGTCCCCGATCAGCAGGTAGATGTCCGAGGGGCGGGCCGACTTGCCCAGCTCCCCGCCGAACACGGACATCACGACGTCCTCATCGTCCTGGTTGCGGGCCATCTTCTCCATGGCAGCAGTCATCTCGGTCAGGTCGATCTCGACGCGCTCCTCCACGTCGTTCACGTCCTCACCCCCGGCCGTCAGGACCCCGCCCCCTCCGGAGGGTGTGCGCCGCGGCGGGGTGATGACCAGAGACGAGTGCCCCTCCGCGCGGGAGTCGAGGGTGACCACGCCGGCCACCTGGGCCTTGCCGCGTCCCCCGGTCTTCTGCGAGTGAGCCCGCACCTGGCCGGGGCGGTCCTTGAGGACGACCAGCTCCATCTCACCGACATCGCCGGGCATCGGCTGCTTGATCGGCCACACCTGCAGGAGCGTGCCCTGCACCATGGCCACCTTGTGCTGCGAGCCGATCGGCATTGAGCCCTTCTCAGCGCTCTTGGCCTGATGGTCGATGATGATGACGGTGGATCGGCCGTTGCGGGTCAGGCGCTTGAGCCACGACGTGATGACGTCGGTCGAGACGGCGTCGTTCGCGTCCAGGCCGTGGAGGCCGTACAGGGCGGTCATACCGTCGGCCACGATGATGTCTGGGTCGAGGGTCTTCAGAGCCAGGTCGAACTGGTCCTGCGCGAACTCACCGCTCCTCGTGGGGTTCTCCTTGCCCCACTTGTTGCGCTGCATGTCCGCCAGGGGCCCCTCGGGTCGGATGTAGGAGAACTGTGCCCGAAGGTCATCGTCCGCTGCGCCCAGGAGGCGCAGGCGGTTCAGGGTCTGGACCGGCTCGTCCTCGAAGTCGAGGTAGAGGGCCCGGCCCCCGGTCTCGATCTCCTGCAGGCAGATCGCCATGGCGAGCCACGACTTGGCGGACTCCGAGGACCCGAAGAGCATGTTCACGCGGCCCCGGTACATGAGACACTGGCCGTCGTTGCGGCGGCACACCTCAGGGTCCGGGATCTGGACCTTGCCGGTCAGGTAAGGCTCCAGGTCGACAGGGCTCCACGTCGAGGCCCGCGCCTCCAGCGGGTCGATCTCCTTAGCCGCCAGCTCGTCCTCATCGAAGGACGTCTCGACGGGCCCGCCCGCCGCCTCCCCCTCAGAGGTCTCCACGCTCTCCACCCCATCCAGGCGTCCGAGGGAGCGCTCGCCGGCTGACGTGAATTCCGACTTGGCCGAGGGGGTGAGCTCGATGGTCATCTTGTCCCACTTCTTTGCCCACTCGGGCCGGTCGCCAGCGATGTCCGGCTCGAAGCCTGCGGCGGCCTCGGCGTCGCGCACGAGGCGCTCGACGATCTGGACGCTCTCCTCGCCGATGTACTCGGCCAGGCGGGTGAAGCCGACGGCCTCCCCGCCCTCCCGGAGCCTGCGAGCGGTTGAGCGGATGGCCTCCGCCTCGCGCTTACCCGGCCCCTCCTCATCGTGAGTGGCGATTGCCAGGGTCCGGATCACGAGGGAGGCGTTCTTCTCCCAGAACGGGTGGACCGTCGCTGACTCCCCGTAACGGAGCAGACCTCCGGCAAGGGCGACGTAGGCGTCGTGCCGGCCGCCCTTCTTGGGCCAGGCCTCCAGCAGGACCGAGCAGAGACCGAGGAGAGTCACCTGCGCGAGGAGCTCGTTGCCGTCGATGACGGTGGGCCCCTGCTCTCCACCCCAGGGCTCGCCCTCCCACTCGTAGGTCTCACCCGTGCCCGGGTGGATCGACGGCGGGATGACGGTCTGAGCACCGGTACCGCGGATCTCCACGGATACGACGGTGCCGCCGTCCGCACCTGGGATCCTCATCCGACGGGTGGGCGGCAGAGTGTCCTCAGAAACGCGGTACCAGTAGTGCGAGGCGGGGGACCCCTCCCGGCCGTGGATGGCGGCCGTAGGAGGGAGCAGCATCGTCTTGAGGCGCTGCGCCGCGGGGTGATCGAGGTCGACGTCGACCAGGTTGCCCGAAGGGGCTCCGAGGATGACTCCGAGGTTCGAGGAGCCCTGGTCGATCTGCTCACCAAAGGTGGCGCGGAGGAGAGCCTCGCCCTCTCCGGCGTCGTACTCGGGGTCAGGCCAGCGGATGTCCGTCCAGCCAGTGATGTTCGGCGCCTTCGAGTGGCGCGGGATTGGGATCGGGGTCAGGCCCCGGCGGTAGGCGTCTACAGCGGCCTCAATGACCGCCTCACGGCGCTGCTGTGATGTGCTCATGGTTCTCGTTGTGTAGTCGGGTCAGGTTAGGCAGACACCGGCAGCGGGGGTGGCGCGCTACCGGTTCGAAGGGTTGTCGGGGTTGGTGAAGGTCGTCCTATGCGGGACCACCTTGATACCCGACGGGTGAGGTTGGAGATCGATCTCCCGGTTGCCGTAGGCCTCGAGCAGCCGCGCGAACACTACATGTGCCCGAAGACCCTGAGCCTTGGCCCGCCGCCGGACTCTGTCGAGCGTATCCGCTCGCATCCGGAACTTCACCACTTTGCGCTCCATCATCGGCTCTCCGGGCTTACGCCCGAAGTCGATGGTTGTCGGAGCCTGCGCCGCAGTGAACGGCTGGTCAAGGTCAGGGCGGTCGTCCTCGTAGGGACGGAGCTGGCTCTTCTTTGGCCGAGGCATTCTGTTGTCCGTTCTCCCGTCGTGTATGACTCTCATACAGTACCGGGTCACGCGCAGCATTTCAAGGTGCCTGTCCGAGGAGGCAGCTGCTGCGCCTCTCAGGCTTCTCCCGGGCCGGTGATCGGCCGGCCTGGCTGGTCTCTGGTCCGGGGGCTTGCGGCCTCCCGTTCCGCGCTGGGTGCCTTCTACGTGGAGCGAAGGGTGGGGTTCGGGCTCCGGCCCGAGGCTGTTGCTTCAGCCCCGTTTCGCGAGGTGGGGCTGTTCTGTGCCGCTCGCTGCCCGGCCCGAGGCCGGGGGGCAAGAGGTGTTGGAGGGCGTCTCACGAGGTGCCCCTCACGATCGTCCTGGGCTTTTCAGCGGGCCTCACCTGCTCCGCCGGCCGGGCCTTACCCGGGACCGAAGGTGGAGGTGCGGGCCGTGTCCCGCAGTCTTGGAGCCTCTTCCCTGCCTAACGGGAACCCCTTCCACACCCCTAACCGCCCGACGTGCTGTCCTGCCGTCTGATGACTCTCGAAGGTGCTTCAACCGGGCCCCTAGTCGTTGGTGTCGCCGTAAGACCTGCAAGGGCCGACCCAATTACGAACCAGGTCCCCCAAGGGGCGTCTCCAGCTAGCTTCACGATCTTTCGAGGTGGTCGAGCTGCTCGACTTCCGACGCACGGCCATCAGTTACGACATCGTCTGGTGTGCCGATTGCCTCGTGCGGGGACTCGCAGGATCGGGACCTGCTCCGGCCCCCACCCGTCGGTAGGGACCGGAGCCCGTGACCCAAATGCCTGCGCGCCCGGACCACATAAAGCGCGCATCGGGAGTGTTGCGCATCCGCAACTTCGCCGCCTTTTGGTTAGTACCGGGTCGCACTCCCTTCGCCTCGGTCCCCGTGGGGCCCGCTGCGTGGGCTCCTAGCCGTTTCGCCCCTCCGGGCGGCTTGGCTTAATCATGCCACACCGGGCGACGGGTGTCTACCTATTTCGGCCCCTCCGCAGGTGATGTCCACCACGTTATGGGTGTCTCTTATGGGCGCGGAGCCAGCCATAGGCCCCGCCGGGCCCCCGCCGGGCGGCATCCCGGGACCGAAGGTGGCCGCCGCCGTCAGCAGCCGTGTAAGCCTTTCGGACGGCCTAACGGGGGCGGACCCTCATCACGGTACTGCCGAGGCCCTGAAAGTCCGCCTACGGGGCTTACACGGCCTCTGAGAGGTATCTGCGGCGGGGCGGCCCCTCCCGAGCACGAAGGTGGCGGGCGGCCTGAGACCGGGCGGAGGCTCCGGATCGAGGGGCGAGGCTTCCCGTGACCGAAGGTGGCCGGTCTGTGAGTGCGGGAACGCCGCGGACCGTAGCGATGCCGGGGTCCCGACGCGAGAGGTTTGGCTGACGTCGTGCGGGCACCGAGGCGAGCGCAGCGAGCCGAGCTGAACGCACCGTCAGCCTCAACCTCTCCGACGCGTAGCCGCGCTCCGACAGTCCCGAGCACCGAGGGTCGGAGCCCTTAGGCGGAGACCCGAGCCTGCTCGGGGCCGAGGAGCAGCGGTGAGCGCGTCGCTCGTCGGAGACGGGTCGGGTTGTCCCGCCCGCCTCGCACCGAGGGCACCGAGCGCCGGAGCCCCAGCG